CTAAAGCCCGACCCACACTAACTACGGCACCTCTGACATCTACAACCCCATCATAAGGTGCGATAGCTTTTACTGCCTCAATATAGTGCTGCCTCTTCCTTCTTGATAAGACAACGAACAAAGCCTTAAGCGCAGCCAGCTTTGGGAACCACGCTGATGCTACACCTACTGCAATACCCAAAGCATTTGTTATCCAACTACCCGTATCCTCTGGTGTCAGATCTACCTTTGGGGCATCTGGCAATATTTCCTCATCTGGTGCTAGGACATAGATCTTTCCTAGCTGCCGGATTTCCTCAGGGACCAAACTATCGGGTAAAATAAAGATATTTGGACTACCATGATTAACCACGTTCTCAAGCGTGGTAACACTCATACCATCCAACGCAGTGCCTTGGCAACTGATTGGTAACAATAGAAACAAACTCATTAGCAAATACTTCATACCTTCAACTCCTTTTGAAACTCACCTTCACCAAGATCATCTGATTGTGGGTATGGTGTTGGCCCACTTGGAACCATAGCAATCGTGGTCTTCAAGTAATCCACAATAGACTTACCTTCTTCGGCAGTTCCGCACTTAATCAAACCGTGAATATCGTGGAGAGACTCCATCCATACTGCTATTTCCTTATCCTTACCAGCGGCGTTCTTCTTGATTCTGAAGGATGACTCGTCGTAGTTATTGAACTCACCGATCTTACCCAACTTCAATACGAAATCGTTACCCTTCTTCAAGCTCAGAACGGTGGTGTTATCTGGGTCAGTTTCATCAACTAAATCCTGGTTAAACACACCATCCATAATCTTCTTCAAGACCTTCTGACCAGTCGAGAAGATCCTAACAGCCTCTGGCAGCTTGTCTGCATTTGCAGCTAGGAAAGCTCGATCAACTACGTTCATGTAGTATCTTGGAGTCCCCTTAATCTTCGTAGCCAGATCACCAAACTTGCTCTTAACCTTAGGTTCTAGACCTAGAGCCTTGTGCTGCTTCCAAAGGTCAAAGTGGAACTCACATACAGGACATGGATTGTTTTCAATCTTACGGCAGTAGTAATTCTTAACCTTGCCTTCGTTATCCGTATACCGATGAATGCTAGCCTCCGAGTAGAACAAACGGCTGTCATCCTTCCAAGGGAGAATACGGATGTGATTCTCGCCAGGGTTTACCTTCAGATACTTATCTAAGTTACCATCACCGCCACCCCCAGTGTTGCCGGAAGTAAGACGTTCGTGCATTTTTCTTAATTCGTTTAGGTTCATATTTTTTTAGTTGTAAAGTTTTGTTTCGGTTCTTAAGTTTGCACTCAATTGGACAAGCATATCTTTCTTGTGCTCCAACATTGTGCATATTGATTTTAGAAGTAGGTAAATTTCTTCTTCTTTTTGTATGGACTCCCTAAGATTCTGTATCTCAGGTAAGGAGTTCACGCAATCTTCTAAGTATGTAGCTGTCGCCTTAGATCCAGCCTTTTTATTTGAATCAGATACGGTCATCCGATGAAAAGAAAATAGGTTGAGTAATGAGTTATTCTGCCTATCAAGCTTACCCTTTTGAGTTAGAGTAAGGCCACTGTAGTAGGAAAACACTGCGGGATGAGTTGAAAGCTCACCAGCAATATCATGCCTGTTTATCTTAGCTAGCTCTTGGGTTAGCTCAATATACTTGTCGGCATCTAGACTAGCTAGTGCGTCCTTGGGGTAGAATCTCATTTCGTCACAATAATAGGCCGATCAGACCAGGATTCAAGTTCTTTATCAGAAAAATTAGTTTGGTTGTAATACTAACTAAATTTTCATTGGTTATCTTTACATGGGTGGAGTCTTCAGGATCTAACCCAAACCCTTCGTAAGCTGCATGTAAAACTTCGTGGAATAGGACTTCCTTAGCTCTATCACTACTTAGATCAGTATTTACGAATAGTAGTTGATGGGTGAAATCTGTTAGACCATCTACGACAACTTCGTCTTTATCTCTTAAGTTGTCTACTATTTGTATTCCGAACTTAGACCATCCAAAGTCTACTTCAGTAATTTCATTCTTATACAGAGCTACTAAGAAATGATCGTTCTTATTGTGCTTCATTTGCGAGTTGCTCCTCTTCACTAATCTCACCCATTTCAAGATTTGCGTAATTTACAGATGCTGGGATAAGGTAGTGTTGTTTTGAGTCTCTAGCCTTAACTACGTATACTCGCATACGACCCTTTTCGTATTCGTCCCCGTTTTGGTTTAAAGATATGGCCCAATCGGCTGGACGTATCTTTGCGTAGCTATCTCCGAGATGGACATCGGTTATAACGTCTACTGTGCGCGCCGAACGGTTGGTTTGAGTCGCAGTCCATACCAGAATATCGTGCTCCATTGCAAGTCCTCGCAATTCCTGGGCAATTCGCTCCTGAGCTTGGTATTCGCTGTCAATTTCTCGGCTTGGCCGTAAAAGCTCTAGGTAGTCTACAATGATGAGGTCTGGGACGAACTCGTGGTATAGCCTTAGCTGGACTAGTAGTGCTCTGATCTGATTTACGTTAAGCTGCCCTACTGGGAACTCCTTAATGATGAGTTGGGATCCCGCGTATAGGGCTTTAACCTTACCTAAGCGATCCTTAACTACAGGGAACGTTCCAGGCTCCTTAAGCTTGTTTACAGGGACCTTGGTTAGGATTGTATCAAAGCGTTGTGCAATCTTATCTTCCGCCATTTCCAGGCTGATGTATAGAACCTTCTTGTTCTCCTTAAGGGAGATGACAGCTTGGTTAACTAGGTATAGGGACTTACCAACACCAGGAGGAGCAATCACCATCGCAAGCTCCTTTGTTGCTAAACCACCGTCCAGGCAATCGTTAAACGTTGGATAAACAGTCTTGAATCTCTTCTTATCCTTGTTATTGAACTGGCGGTTGTATCTATTGTCTAGATCGGTGAAGTAGAGTTGGCCTACGTTAACCTCCCTAGAGACTAACATTGCCTGACGAACTCGCTCTTCAATCTCTGCTATGCGGCCTTCCTTAAGTAGGATGTAGGACTCCTTAATAGCGGAGGTTAGAGCTTGCTTCTTAGCAAAGTCTTCAACAATGTCTAGGACGAAATCTCTATTGTTGATGATGTCAGTGTTGATAGAGTTGATAGCCGTAATATCGTCACTGTATTCGGATATATCCTTGCCAGTGGGTAGCTTACGTCGTATAGACTCAATTAACATATCGTCAGGAGGAATACACTTATAATCGTCGTAATACTCCTTTACTGCGCTAAAAATATGCGAGTAAGAATCAAACTCAAAATACTCTGGTTTGATAAGGCTTACTATTTGGGAGAAGAAGTCTTTATCATGCTTTAGTAGATAAAGAATTCCACGTTGAATGTCATCTGAAAATTGGTAAGTCATTTGATTGATTGCGATCCGTTTGATCTTCCAGGCTTGAAATTCTTCTTATCACCTACTGCCTTTACAACTGCGTCTTTTCTAGATTTCTTTAGGTTATCTGCTGTTGCCCCATCTACTGGTTTAGCTAACCCGTTCTTAACCATGTAGTCCATGTCGGGGATCATAGCTTTGTAGTGGGAAGCTCCGCCAACCCCTTCTATTCGTCTCTTCGTGGAGGCTATAGCGGAGTCATAGAACTGATGAGCTTGATCCTTATTGTAACCTTCGTGGTTAAACCGTTGAACCATGCGTCTTACTTGGGACTCGTCTTTCTTTACAAGTGGATTGTAGTAACCAACCATAGCCTCACCACATTCAGGGCACAGCTTCTTTCTAGGGTAGCCATCCTTCTTTGCTCTTGAGGTGCTATGGTTTCCGCAATTCTCACAAACTACATTAAGCTCTAGATTCTTATTCTCCAGAGCTTTATCGTAAGCTTTAACCTCTTTCTTGGTTAGTTGGCGATTTCCATCGTAGATGACTCTCTCACCCTTTCTATACTTTATAGTGTAAGTTGTCATGTTAGCTTCCACACGAGTTATCGCCAACACGGCACACCTCTGCGGACATTATACTCGTCTCTGCGGTGGATGCAACAGGCTTTGCGTATTTCTCGATGTTTTCAGGGGTTAGGGCGATTGCCTTTAGGGGTTCCATACCCTTACTACCCGCTCTGTAAACTGTTAATCCCTTTAGATAAGGTGCATACTGTAATGCAATGTTTGAAATGTCTTCCCACTTAGAATCCTCAGGAAGATTGATAGTCTTACTTATAGCGTTATCAATGTAACGTTGGATAGTTGCCTGAACTCGCATATGCTCTTCCGGGTTAACATCGTAAGCACCTACGAATAAGCTTAGGTCTTTACCGTTCTCAAGGTATTCCTTAAACAAAGGATCTAGCACTACTTCTTCTGCCCAGGTATTAGCCACTCGATAACGTCTAAGATACATAGCAGCGAAGATTGGCTCTATACCACTTGAAACTCCATGAACCATGCTTATAGTCCCAGTAGGTGGAACCGTTAACATTACGGCATTACGGATACCAAACTGCTTGATATACATCCTAATTCTAGCTGGCAGGCTCTTAGCGAATTGCTCATTGAGGAAGTGCTTAGCTGAGAATGCTGGGAATGGTTGCTTGTCCCGTGCTAGGTAAGCTGAAGCCTTATATGCCTCATCTCGTATGGTGGCGAATAGTCTATCTAGGAATTCTAAACACTTCTCACTACCATATCTAATACCTAACTTTATCAGCATGTAGTGAAGACCTAACACACCAAACCCTATTCTGCGTGATCTTTGGCCTACTTCACTGCACTCAGGGATTGGGTAATGATTTACAGTAAGGACGTTATCGAGGAATCTAACTCCAGTTCTAACAACTTGAGCTAAGCGTCTCCAATCGAATACTCCCTCATCATCTACCATATTGGATAGATTCACATTGCCTAGACAGCAGTTACCATATGGTGGTAGCGTAATCTCACCACAAGGATTAGTGGCATTCATACGTTCAAAGTATGAAACGTTTGTGTAGTTGTTAGCTAGGTCTATATTGAATATGCCGGGGTCACCAGACTTAACTGAATTCTCCCAGATTCTATCCCAGATCTCCTTAGCCTTAAGCTCTTTCTTAGCCACATTAGTGAACACATCATTAATGTTTTTCAGGTTGTGAAGCTTAACTCTTTCTACTGCGTCATTCTCATCGAGGCCAATTGAAGTTACTAACTCAGTCTCTCCATTAGGACTGACTCTAGTCATATCATAAAGATAATACTTCCGGTTATTGAACGTGAAATACCACTCTTCATTATTCTCACAAGCCTCAATGAATCTATCAGTGATAGCTACTGATATATTGAAATTGGTTAATTGCCCTAAATCAAGCTTTACAGTGAGAAATTCAAGTAGGTCTGGGTGAGTGACGTTAAGCTCGGCCATTAATGCAGTTCTACGATTCTTACCTGCTCTTACGTGGTTACCAATCTCATTAATCATCTTCATGACAGAGACTGCACCTGGAGCAGAGTTCTTTATGTTCTGGATATCATCACCCTTTGGTCGGATCTTAGAGAAATTAAACCCTATGCCTCCACCAGCGCAACTTATCTTATACATATCGGCGATAACCTTACCGATTGAATCAACTGAGTCCTCAGGTTCAAGCACATAACAATTAAGCATGTTCTGCTTTTGTCTACCTGAACCGAATATGATTCTACCACCAGGGACGAAATCACCTGTAGCTAAGATATCAAAGAACTTCTTTTCGTAGAATTCCTTATCCTCATCCTTCTCAGCGGAGGATATGTGCTTAGCCATAGCCTTAGCTCTATCTGAATACTTTGTCTCACCTGGATAGGCGTAACGCTGTTCGAATATCTTCTGGCCTAACTCGTTTAACTGCTTAGCTTTCATATGATTTTACTTTCCCCGTCTTTCTTCTGAATTGATAGTATTTGACACCCATCTAGTAAGGACTTCAAGTGCGCGTTATGAGTGATAAGGAATATAGTCTTCTCTTCATCCTTAAGGGTTTTAAGTAGATTAAATACTCCCTTACATCCATCCTCATCCATATTCTCTGCAATCTCATCGAAGAAGATTATGTCGCTCTGTTCTTTAGCTGTGTGTGTTAGCAATGATTGTAATGACAACATGACAGCTAGATTTATTTTCCTCTTCTCTCCACCACTTAACGAAATATAAGATAATTTCCGACCATTATTTGTAATGGTTTCATCTAATTCTTCATTAAATAAGATGGTGAATTGACTGTTGGTTAGAATAGATAGGTATTCATTCGTTTTGAAGTTCAAATAATCTAGGATATTTCTTATGAAGTATTTAATGATACCGGACTCTGAAAATGCCTTCTCCCAGAATCTCATTACTTCATAGTTTATCTCTGCGTTATTGCGCTCTTCCTCTTTGTTGGAGCGGCGAAGAAGGAGATCATCATAGGACTCCTTGATTTTTTTCTGTGCAGAAAATAAATCAGCCCTATCTTTTAATTTAGCCCAATCTTTTAATCTTAACTTAGATTCAAAAGTTGCAAGTTTAGCTTTAAGGGTATTAATCTTAGTTTGTATTGTCT